AATTGGATATGTTTTTCTGAGGAACGCTATCCACCTTTTAAAGCTACTATTTATTCATAACATACATAGTAACTTCAAAACCAAATCTCATTTCTGATACAGCTGGAGTTGTCCACATAATTTTAGCCTTTCATTTATAACAAGCAAAATTACTTGTTACGCAAATTATGGCTTTTTTGCAATACAAAACCATCAGTAAAATCATTATTTCTTATTTAGCCTATTAGCTATTAGTTGAGCATACCCTGCAATGTCTAACCAATGGTCAACTTCTTCAAAATTTCCATTTGCTATTCTAGCTATTTTAGTGCATATCAAATCTAAAGATTCATTCATATCTAAAGGCAAATGATTTTCACCTTCAGCAATAACGCCTTTTAAACTTTGTGCAGTTTCAGCAACTTTTTGGTAATCGCCATGAATACTGTCCCTATTTTTAAGAATTTCATCAACTTTGCTCATTATTTCCTCCATAAAAGTAATATATAGCCCTAAAACGCATTTTGTGGGCTTTTACAGCGTTTTTCTGTCAAACCCATATAATGACCCTATTTCAGCAGATTTTTGCCTAAAAATGCGCCTGTGTTGGTTGTAAGACGCAACTCCTTCAAGGTATAAATGCAAATGCACCATTTCATGAGCCACGGTTGTTACTATGCTTAAAAAATGCTCTTGATGTTTGGTGCCAAAAGTCATTTTGTAAGGTTTAACGTCTAACTCGCCCATAAATTTAAAATTAGGGTCAACTTTAAATTTTATTTTAGATGCAGGTGGAAGTTTCCAGGAATCAAATGGCGGCAATTTACGAAGCATTGAATAAATCATTTTTACGCTTTGCTCTGTAATAATTGCAGACATTTTAGCCTTTCCAGCTAACCCACTCTGATTTATCTGAATTTTCAAAAGATACATCCACATTGACAGGCATAGAAAATGTTATGCCATGATAGGGATGCGTTATCCATAAAGCTTGCCTTGGCGGTTCAAAGCCAAAGTTATTACTGTAAGCATATTCACAGTAACCTTTTAGAGAGCCGTTTACTATTAAACGTTCTAACTGTATTAGCTGGTGAAAATGGCCAATAATCATTGTATCGTATTCCATGTCTATTTGAGCGTTTCTAGACCTTTTTTTATGGTCGCCTCTTATAATAGGTCCTAAAGCACCAATAACGCCGTCACCGCCTCTAAACTGATCGCCATGGGTTAATAGGTATTTATGGTTGTAAATAGCGTATATAGCGTCAGGGCCGTCAGGTATGTGAAAGGATACTCGGCTATCTGATTCAAAGTGTTTGGCTAAAAATTGATAGGTTAGCCAATCAAAAGACGTAAAGTTACGGCCTTTGTTTCTAATTTTGTGGGTATTGCGGCCATGGTTACCGCCTACGCATGGCACAAAGACTTTTCCAAATTGATCCGCCAGGGTAGATATACACCAAATTAACACACCAAATAAGTCTATAACCACAGGCATAATCTCTGCATCGTTGGTGGCCATTAATTCCTCGTGAATATCGCCTGACACCATATCGCCGCCTAGCGCAAATACTATGCCTGGATATTTAGGGTTAACCATGTGATTATTTAGTAAATCAATAGCCACTTCTATCATTTTTTTGGCTCGTTTGTGAGCTATTTTCATATTATATGAATTGACATTATTAATTTGATTAGGGTCTACGTTCTCTCCCCAATGCCAATCTGAAGCAAATAATGTCGGAACGCCTGGAGCAGATTTACTAGCGCTTGGTTTAATTAGCCAGCTAGGTGGTGACGGCTTCTTTTCCGCCATTTTAAGAATTTTAGATTTAACGTAATTTTCACTTAACACGTCACGATTAAATGAAGCTATTTGAGCTTCTAGGGTTCTTATTTTATCTTTTAGTGCTATTTCAGGTGGGAGTTGTGTTTCAGGTGGTAGCGCTTTAAATAAGTTTGCTAGTTTTGCTGCCTTTAATCTTCCTTGCAAACAAGCTCTTTTAATACCTAGTAACTCTGCTGCTTTAGTTTCACTGCCTGTCTTATTAAAAGCTTCAACCGCCTCCAACAATTGCTCTTTTCTTAATGACATATATAAGTTCCAAATAAAAGTTCAAGCGTAAAAAAAATGCCAATTAACAAACCGACAAAACCAAAAAACATTAAAACTTTGATTACTATATCAAATATTTTCATTTTTGATTATTTTTATGTTTAACTTCAATAAATTTAACGTCTTTTAACAGGTTAGTTTCACCATCAAATATTAGTTGTATGTTGCATCCTCTTTTGCGTTCTTTAGTATTGGATGAAATAAAACTAGCAAACCCTTTTTTACCTCTGTAAACATAATATTCCAAAGTAACATCAGGTTTTGGTATCTGCATCTTTTTAGGATTTAAAATAGATTGTAAATCTAATCCATTAAGTTGTTTAGCGTAAAGATTAAAATTGTGCATATTTTGTTTCCTCCTGTTTATAAAAAACCATGCGAGACCATTGAACAGTCTTTTTAAGCTTAAACCAACTTATAGGTTTTTTGATTGAGTTGTCGTGAAAGTGTGTTGCGCCGTAGGAATAATCAGGCTCTAGTTTATGCATGATGCGCCATGCTAAATTAAGAAAGTGTGGATTGATTTCCTTACGTTCAGGTGGTTTGGTTTTTCCATACCAAGTAAATTGATAAGGCTTTTTCATTTCATAACACACTTGCTTTGGATCAAAATCAGCGCGCCGCATAAGAACGTAACCCACTGATATTTGTGCTTCTTTAGACTCAACGCTAGATTCCATGAATATGGTTTGCGCGAGGCATAGTAACGCCTGGTCGATCATAAAAGACCTCCCTGTGTAGTTGCCAAATAGGATTATACCATTTTTCAATTTTTGTCATTTTGTAAACGTAAAATTAACTTTTCAACTTCAGATAGGAACTGTTTTACTTCCAATTCCATTTCTTTAATCATTGATTCGTCTTTTTCAACGCGACTAATGAACAAGCGATTTTTGAATGGTAGCCGTGGGTCGTATGAAACGAAATCTGCCCACTCGCGACCTGTAACCCATAATTGACATTGGATTTGTTTGTAGTAATCGCCAGGCACTTTATTTTCAAATATATAATCTAAATGCGTTGTCGTATTCGGACATTTGATTTCAATTAAATGTTTGTCGCCTAATAAACGATCAGGTGAAACACCAAGCCACTGAATTTCAGGATGTTTCCAAAAGCCTGTCTTTTCTAAAAACGTGCCTGTTGCTGCCTCGTAAGCCATGGCTGCCAACGGTTCGTTTTCAACTCCCCATGCCATGGCGTCATTAGAATAAGACTCTAAAGGTTGCATAGTTAGTCTTTCAGCTACAAGGCGAGTTTTATATTTCTTACGGCCTATTGCCTCGCCTGTTTTACCTTTTGACATAACTTCCGCTATATTGCTGGCGCTTACAAAACCCAACCTAGCCATAACCCATTCAGTTGAGCCTTGCTCTAAATGCGTGCAATCATTAATTATCATTTTCCACCTCTAGTTTAATTTTGCCTATACATACCACTTGCTCTCTTTCCATGTGTTTACTTTCTTGTGGATTAAGTCTTGACAAATGATAGCCTTCATCAGCTAAATACACATACAAATATTGTGGCTCTTTAAGCTGTTTCATATACGAGGCTCCAACTTGTATTCAGCTACCACACAAACTTCTTTATATCTATTTTTAACTTTTTTAGTATTGGTTTTAATTTCATAACCTTTTTTGCGTAAGTTAAAAACAGTATCTGCTAACCGATATATGCCTAATTGAGACCATGCTTTTAATGGGTCAATCTTGCCATGTTTTTCTAAATACTTTGTTAAGCGTTCTTGTTGATTCATTTATTCCTCCAATTTAGTTTTTTTAGTTGATAGTGCTGAACGTATAGTCGTTATTACATCGGGTTGACTACCAAACCTTTTTTGAGCCTCTTTAAATATATCTTTTAAAGACTCAATAGACTCTGCTTCATTTATAGCTTCTAATACTTGGTTTATTTCCTCGTCTGAAGCTGGTTGCTCTTGAGGCACATCCTCTCCTGCGTAGATATATAAACCAATTCCATGGAGGGCAATAGCCTTGGCCAGGCAGCGTTGCATAGCTGTATTAACTGCCATGGCGTCAGGGTTTACTACCGCTTTATTCTTGTAATCTAATACAGGCAGCTGGGCGGTCATAGTTTTACCAAAAGCCGTCACCGAGCAAAACACCATTAAGGTGTCGTTAAATTGTTTAGGTTCTTTATATTCCCAGGTGGCTGCTGGATCATTAGTTAATAATTGATCTACTGCCCATGCCCAAGAAAGATAAGTTAAGTTGCCTTTCTTTTCAGTATGATCGTTGACGTTGATCTTTTTTAATACGTTAAAAGTAATCATTTAATGCCCTTTGCTAGTTGAATAGATTTTTTAAAAGTAAAGCCTTTGCAATATAAAAACACAACGTTTCGGATGTATTTAAACATTAGAAAAAGTCTCCATGTTGGTGGCCTGCGTCATACATGGCATCGTATGGGCCTTGATATACGTTAGCCTCATTTAGCTTTTTTTCTGTAATACCCATCGCTTCCTCAAAAAAGGCATTGCTTATAGATTTAGCAAAAAGGTTAACGCTTAACATATCGCCTTTTTGATTAGCCCAATATAAAGCACGAATTGTGCCAGCTAGCTGTTCCATATCCATGTGGGCTAAAACTTCCACTGGGTCTGTGTCAATTAAGTCTTCCGCGTATTCTTGTTGAATAGTCATATTAGCCTCCAAAGTGTTTAGAAAGTATTGGGTATAAGAAGTAAAGCCAAAGCGCTCCATATAGATATACTGCTAGAACTGTTATGATCATGCCTTTTGTTTTCATAATTTCCTCCATAAATTTAAAAACTACAGTTGCTATATTAAACAAATAGTTTTATATTGCAAGCATTATTTAAACATTTTTATTAAAAAGGATATAAAATATGACGGATAAAGAAATCATAGAATTCTACGGAGGTGGCACAAAACTTGCTAGAAAGCTGGGCTTGCTTACTCACCACGATAGGATTAAGGTGAATAATTGGAAAGTTAGAGGTATTCCAGCCAAAATTAAGCTTCAATACCCTGAATTATTCCTAAAACGTAAATTTAAAGATTAGAGGATTTATGCACTATTTTCAGCACAATATAGCCGACTACCGTAAGGACACCGCGCACCTAACGTTATTAGAGCATGGCGCATATAGGCAGCTACTAGACCAATATTACTTAAATGAAGCGCCTTTTTTCTCGGTTTCAATCAAAATGACTGCTCCTGTGGTTTTTGATCTTCCCATCTATGTTGATTTAACCATGTGGAAGGGTTAGGAATATAAAGGCCATTGTTTTTAAACCATTGTGGGCTTACCTTTTGCCATTCCAAAGTGTTTAATACTGTAGCTAAATCAGGGTTGGCTTTAGCCCACGCTTTTCTAGCTGCCTCTTTACCAACTTTTTTAGGGTATGCAATCCAAAACATATCAAAATCGGACAAGGGTTTTATATTATTGGTTAATGGTTTATGGTTAATGGTTAATGGTTTATGGTTAGCATTGGGTTCGCTATGCGTTCGCACACGTTTCGCAGTCCGTTCGCTAACTATTTGCATTCTATCAGAGAATTCCGACATTTGTTGCTTATCCCACCTAATTTTTGCAGATTTAGAGGCTAATTCGGATTTAGCCCTAAAAGCCTCGATTTCAGCCTCGCAGCGCTTGTGGATATATCCTTGCTCGGTTTTCTCAAAAAAGTCGGCCAAAACGCTTAAAACTGCCCTTATTTCGTCATTATTTCTAGCTGACAGTAACCGCATTAATCTATTCTCATCTAAAGGCAAAGGTTGCTCGTTTAGGTAATATTGATCTAATAGCTGCCTGTAAGCACCATGTTCTAGCAGGGTCAAATGGCCTGTGTCCTTACGATAGTCGGCGATGTTGTGTTGAAAATAGTGCATTATTAGTCCTTAAATTTACGTTTTAGGAAGTGGAATCATGGGGAGTAGCACCTTCAGATTACATAGCTAGTATTATTTCAGACCACGCACGTGATAGAGGTTTAATATTAAAAACTTCTGTAACGGAAATAGAACATAGCCTATATAAACGATTATGTGTTGCATCTGATGATTTTATAGGTAAAGATGCTATTGCCGACATTGAAGAAGCGGTATTAAAAAACAAAATGTGTATAGGCGGAAACTGCGAGGATTAATATGGAATTTACACACGCTGTAATGGATAACGGCGATATGATTAGAAAGTATCGTTGGTCTAATAAAGAAGCAAAATGGTATCAAGACACGCACAAAGATATTCAAGTTATTAAATTAACTACAGCACCAAAACAAAACGTGTTTGATTTAATTAAAGATGAACCATTATTTTAGGAGGCAATATGGCGCATGAAGCTGGCAAAGGTGATATGTATCGACCAGTCGATCAAAAAAAGTTTGATGAGTCGTTTGACAAAATATTCCGTCAACGCATTAAAAACCAAAAAACATCTAGTGTAGACATGTATGAATACGAACTAGACAAATCAACAGGGGAGGTTATTAAAAAAAATGTTACTACATAGCTTTTACGGAACTAATTTACCTATTACCACAAAAGACATTGAGTTTATGGAAAAAAGAAATATTAAAGTTCAAGAATTAAAAAGACAATTAGGAAAAAAATATATATTATTTAATGTCACATTTATTCACAACAAAGGAGAGCAACATGGCGTCAGTAAACAAAGCAATCATAGTAGGAAATCTAGGTAAAGACCCTGAAGTTAGATTTTTACCCAACGGCGATGCAGTTTGTAATTTTAGCGTAGCCACCACAGAGTCTTGGAAAGACAAAGACGGCAAGAAAAACGAAAAAACAGAGTGGCACAATATAGTTTTATTTAGAAAGCTTGCAGAAATAGCAGGCGAGTATTTAAAAAAAGGCCGACCTGTATATTTGGAAGGCAGACTTCAAACACGCAAATGGCAAGACAAAGAAGGCCAAGAGCGTTATACAACAGAAATAGTAGCAGACACCATGCAAATGCTAGGTAGTCGTGAAGAAGCAAAAGAAGTGGCAAGCACAACATCCACACCGCCTGCAAACTTTGATGACTTGGCAGACGACGTTCCGTTCTAACATGAATGACGATTTTGACAAAGCTAGTGATTTAGAACAGACGGATCGTGATTTAGCCATTGAACGTGTCAGGTCACAATCAAAAAGTTTTGAACCCACTGGCTTTTGTCTTAATTGTCTTGAGCCATCAAAAAAAAGATTTTGTAATATAGACTGCAGAAACGACTACGAAAAAAGACAGCATGACAGATAATTATTTACAAAAGATTATTAGATTGGTTGGTAAGCCACAAGTTGAGGTGGCTATAAACGCATTACAAAACGCACCAATAGATTCACAACATCCCCTAGAAGTAATTATTAGAAAAGAGCAAACGTCAAGATCATTAAGTGCTAACGCTCTTATGTGGGCAGGCCCACTGAACGACATAGCACAACAAGCTTGGGTTCATGGCCGTCAATATTCAGCATTGGTTTGGCATGAGTATTTTAAAGAACAGTTTTTACCTGAATTGTATGATCCTGAAACAACCAAAGAAGGTTATAAAAAATACGAGGAAACGCCTGAAGGTAAACGCATACTTGTAGGATCAACCTCTAAACTTACAAAGCATGGGTTTAGTTTGTATATAGAAAATATATACGCTTATGGAGCAAATCTTGGCGTTAGATTTACAGAAACCTATCAAGCCTAAAAAGTGTAAAATATGTAAAGCATACTTTACACCTACAAAACCGCTTCAGCAGGTATGTCAATGGAAGTGCGCATTA